GTCCCAACGATGGCAGCGAGAGCCGCCACGAAGATAGCGAAGTCCTGTGCCATCAGAAGATCCCCAGCCAGTTCATCGTCGAGTAGAAGAGCACGCCAACGCCAAAGGCGATCATTGCATCAACGAGTAGCGAGTCGCTGTCTTCGTACCACATGATGTGCCCCCTATGAACTGTGCCTCCATCCAGTGTATCAGCCAGCTTCAGCGGTGCAAGTCCTTTTCGGCTTGTGTACACAGGTATCCCACAGGAATTCGTCGCCATCCACATAGAGGATGCGGACGCCAGCCTCGACCTGTGCCTCTGATGGTTTCCTGTAGAGCTTACGGCCATCGGGCTTGTACGCCACGGTCTTCACGTCGATGAAGTGCGTGCTGCCGTCAGGATCGACAGCAACGAGGTCTATGGGTCCGACGCACGACACGTTACGGAAGACAGACCAACCTTGATCACAGAGCCAGACGGCGGCTTTCAACTCGTTGATATCACCGAGTCTAGATTTAGTATGTTGAATCACGCGCAGTACTACATGTAGTGGAGCCACTAGATCTTGTGGCCCTTCTAAAGCCTGAAGCTACATGTAGGGGCTAGACAGCGCAAGGGCCGAGATGTAGCTTACGGCTAAGGTGTGGGCTCAGCCTCAAGGCCCGCTATGGATGGACGGCTCGACACGGTGGCGTCCATAGCTCTCGCTCCTACCACAGAGGGGTTCTTCCTCAGGAGCACCGCAGTCCGTAAGAGCGAAGCGGGGAAGACGGCCTTCTGGTCAGGTCGTAAGTAGCGCTCAAGGATGGCCCTCCAGATTGGAGCCATCTGTCCTGCTCTCGGCCTCAACCTCTCGAAAGAGTGTGGCGTGACTGGACGTAGGGGACGCCTCGCCCAATGCCTTTTTTTAAAGGCTACGGGAGGGGTAAGTCTTCCTACGTCCAGATCAACCTAACATCGAAGAGTGTGAGCCTTGTTTTATGTTACCCAGTATGAGGGTTCTGGGTAAGACAAGAATAGATTCACTCTATTCAAGAGTAAAATGGCTCAGGGCGAAGGGCGAACTGCGTCTTCACGCATATAAAAACCCGCATGCGACAGCAATACACCGTAGGCTCCACAGCCACTTGCATGTCATTCCAGATCGTGTACTATGGGGTTGTTCAGAACTCTCCCCCTCTGGACACCTTCCTCCCTTGAGTGTCACTTGAACCCGCTGGTACTGGATCTTCCTTTGCCAGCGGGTTTTTTCTGTCTGTTCTAGCCTATGAGGTGTCATCAAATGCTCTGGCGTAGCAATGCCAATCCACAGTTCCGCAACCCGTTCTCTGAAGACATCTTCATCCAGAAGTACGCTCATCAGGGCGCTGAAACGTGGGATGAGCTTTCCCGTACTCTCGTCGAGGATGTCTGTGGCGGTATTCTGGAACGCGATGACATCGAGGCTCTCGTCTGGTACATGTCGAAGCTGAAGTTCATCGCTGGCGGCAGGTACAACTACTACGCTGGCAGGCCGAACAAGTTCTTCAACAACTGCTTTCTCCTCCGTGCCGAAGAGGACACTCGCGAGGATTGGGCCAACCTGTCGTGGAAGGCGGAAAGCTGCCTGATGACTGGCGGCGGCATTGGCGTCGATTACTCAGTGTATCGCGGCAAGGGCACCCCGATCAGCAAGACTGGCGGCGTGGCGTCTGGCCCTCTCGCGAAGATCCGGATGATCAATGAGATCGGGCGCGAAGTGATGCAGGGCGGCTCCCGTCGTTCCGCGATCTACGCCAGCTTGAACTGGAAGCACCCCGACATTTGGGAGTTCTTGCATAGTAAAGACTGGCACAACATGCCTGTGGCGGGCACGGACAAGACCGTTTGGGATCTGAAGGTCGAGAACTTCAACTTCCCCGCCCCGCTGGACATGACCAATATTAGTCCGAACTACGACACCGAGTGGCTTCTGCGCTACCGTGAGACGGGTGAAGTCGGCGACGTGTTTACACGCAACGTCGAGCAGGCACTCAGGACGGGGGAGCCCGGATTTAGCTTCAACTTCTTCGACAAGGAGCGCGAGACGCTCAGGAATGCCTGCACGGAGGTCACGTCCGAAGATGACGGTGACGTGTGCAACCTCGGCTCCATCAACATGGGCCGCATCCACAACCTCGATGAGTTCCGCGAGATCGTAGAACTCGGCACGAAGTTCCTCCTCTGTGGCACGCTGCGTGCGCAGTTGCCTTACAAGAAGATCGAGGAAGTCCGCGCCAAAAACCGCCGCCTCGGCCTCGGCCTGATGGGCATGCATGAATGGCTGCTTGCGCGCGGGTACAAGTACGAAGTCACGCCTGAGATGCATACCTACCTGCAGGAGTACCGCGACATCTCTGACGCGACAGCCGACAGGCTGGCGGACAAGCTGGGCATCTCCCGTCCCGTGGCGAAGCGCGCCATTGCCCCGACCGGCACGATTGGTATCATCGCTGGTACTACGCAGGGCATCGAGCCTCTGTTCGCGGTGGCGTACAAGCGTCGGTATCTGAAGAACGGCACGCAGTGGCACTACCAGTATGTGGTGGACGGAACGGCGCAGGAACTGATCGATACCTATGGCGTCGATCCGGACAGCATCGAGTCTGCCATCGATCTCGCAACCGATCCGGAGCGCCGGATCAAGTTTCAGGCGGACGTGCAGGACTATGTGGACCAGTCCATTAGCTCTACTATTAACCTACCTAATTGGGGCTCTGCATCTAACAACCCTGATACTGTTAGATCGTTCTCCGATACTCTGGCTAGTTACGCACATCGTCTTCGTGGTTTTACTTGTTACCCTGATGGGGCACGTGGAGGTCAGCCTCTGACGCCAGTCGCATACAAGGAAGCTGTGGCTTTCAAGGGACACGAGTTCGCAGAAGAGTTCCACGACGCCTGCGACATCCGTGGAGGCGGCTCCTGCGGGGTCTGAGGGCTTGCGGAGCAGTGCGACGCACTATACTGTGTGCTGCACTGCTCCGTGAGTACTGCATATGGACCCCGTTAACCATCCACCGCACTATACGCAGGACCGCTCCATCGAACCTATAGATGTTCTGGAGCGGTTCTTCTTCCGCGATGCCCTGCTCTGGCAGGTTGGCAAGTACCTCTCCCGTTATGGCCGCAAGGACAACGCTCTGCAGGATCTGCAGAAGGCAGAGTGGTATCTCAATCGCAGAATGTCCGCTGACCGGCCGTATTCCTGCCACAATCCGGCATTGATCGACATGATCCCATCGATCCTGCACGACTGGTATTCGAAGACGAATACGACAGAAGCCATCAAGGCTGCGCTGTATTACCTCTTGCGGGCTGGGTGCGCTGAGAATGACGATGAAGCCGTGGGCCACGTCGTGCTGTGCCGTAGCTGGTTGAAGCTGGCAATCGAAGAAGAGCGTGTGCGAAATAGTGAAATCCAAAGAGGAGTTTCGTTGTGACCTTCGATGAGTTTGAGTCTGCGGCGCTCACGACCGTCCTGTACGACGACAAGTACCGGATCTTCTATCCCGCGCTGGGACTGGCTGGCGAGACGGGTGAAGTATTGGAAAAGATCAAGAAGGTCTTCCGCGACAACGACGGCGTTCTTGCTGACGAAAAGCGCAAGGAGATCGCCAAAGAACTCGGAGACGTGCTTTGGTACATCGCAGCGCTGTGCCGTGATCTTGACATTACTATGGACGATGTAGCAGAGTTGGTCATAGCAAAGCTCAAATCACGAGCCGAGCGGAACGTTCTAAGGGGCAGTGGCGATGAACGCTGAATTCAACATCGAAATCTCCTACACGATTGAGTTTGAGTCTGACGGGATCGCCCTCACTGTCTTTGGCGGTCCAGACTCTGATGGAGATGTTTACACGGCGAAGTATGAAGATCTGACCATCGATCTTCTGGACATGTGTACCTACGACGACAATGGTCGTATGGAAGAGGGTGATCGCGACTACCTGCGCGGCGTCGCTAAGAAGCTTGAAGACGTAATCCGGTCCATCAATGATGCAATCCGGATTTCGGAGGAGCTAGACGCGGAGCCCAATGTCATCGAGTAAGCTCAATCTGAGCACGCTGGAGGACTTGAATAAAGCCATACAAGTCCTCCAGCACAAGAAGCAGATCTCTGATGCGCGTGAACGTCTGCTCGACTACTGCAAGCTGCAGTACCCGACTTATCGCACGCCACCGCATATTCAAGTCATTGCGGCCCATCTGCAGGCCGTTGAGCGTGGTGAGATCAAGCGTCTCGCTATCTCTATGCCTCCTCGACACGGAAAGTCTCAGCTTACGTCTGAACTCTTTCCTGCGTGGTTCATGGGGCGGAACCCAAACCTTTACGTCATCTTCGCGACCTACGCGCAAGAGCTTGCGGACGACTTCGGGCGCAAAGTCCGTAACCAGATCCGAGACGAAGGGCTATACAACCAGATCTTTCCCAACGTGTACCTGTCTGGCGACAGTCAGTCGGCGCGACGGTTCAGTCTTACTGGTGGCGCTGAATACTACGCCGTAGGTGCTGGCGGTCCAATTACAGGTCGCGGAGCCCATCTTTTACTTATCGATGACATCATCAAGGGTCGCGAAGACGCTGACTCTGCTGTAATGCGTCGAAACATTATTGAATGGTATAAGTCCGTTGCCTATACGCGCTTGATGCCCGGAGGTGCCGTGGTGATCATCGGGTGTATGACGGGCGACACGCCAGTTCTACTTCCAAACGGGAAAGAGAAGCCACTGCGCGACGTTCAGGTAGGCGACGAGGTTGCTACCTACCGAGATGGTATTCTATCCTCCGCGAAAGTTGTGAACTGGATCAACCACGGACCAGACGTTGTCTTCACAATTAAGATGACTTCTGGCATAACCGTTAGAGCAAACGCAAGGCATCCGTTTCTTACGTTTATCGACGGAGAGTATCAGTGGACTCGACTGAGAGACTTACGCCCGGACCACGCCATCGTAAGGGTCAGTGGGGAAAGTGGAAGGGCAAGACATGCTGCTGGGACGGTTGCGACAAGCCCGTCGTCTGTCGCGGATACTGCACATCACACTATAACAAGAAGCGGTGGGCTGACGGGGTTCGCGCACCGTCTGTCAACTCTCATTCAATGCGTGGAGCACACCTTCGCTACCGCTATGGCATCGATCATAGCGACTACGACGAGATGTTTCTCGCGCAGGACGGAGTGTGCGCCGTGTGTAAACGCCCACCAACCAGTAGCAATACGCGAAAGCGTGGATTCCTCTGCGTCGATCATTGTCACGACAGCGACAAGGTCAGGGGACTCTTGTGCGACGACTGTAACCTCGCGGTTGGATATCTCAAAACCCCCGAAGTTGCCGCCGCCGCTGCCGCCTACCTCCGACTTCACACTGGAGAAGATTGAGGAGATCTGGGCTTCTGGCGAGGAGGATGTCTTCGACCTTGAGGTCGAGGGAACAGAAAACTTCATCGCCAATGGGCTGGTGAGCCACAACACCCGCTGGCACGAGGAAGATCTCATCGGCTGGAACATCGCCAATAATCAGCACGAGGACTGGGTCGTCCTGAACATTCCAGCCATCGCCACGGAAGGTCTGGACGATCCTCTTCAGCGCGAGTTTGGCGAGGCTCTGTGGCCTGACCAGTACCCCATCGAGCGCCTGCTGGAGATCAAGGGCACCCTCGGCTCCCGCGAGTGGG